GTTTCGTCAGAAACTGAGCGACGGCTGGTATCAGGTACGGATTGCCGGGCGGGACGTCAGCACGTCCGGGTTAACGGCGCAGTTACATGAGACTCTGCCTGATGGCGCTGTGATTCATATTGTTCCCAGAGTCGCCGGGGCCAAGTCAGGTGGCGTATTCCAGATTGTCCTGGGGGCTGCCGCCATTGCCGGATCATTCTTTACCGCCGGAGCCACCCTTGCAGCATGGGGGGCAGCCATTGGGGCCGGTGGTATGACCGGCATCCTGTTTTCTCTCGGTGCCAGTATGGTGCTCGGTGGTGTGGCGCAGATGCTGGCACCGAAAGCCAGAACTCCCCGTACACAGACAACGGATAACGGTAAGCAGAACACCTATTTCTCCTCACTGGATAACATGGTTGCCCAGGGCAATGTTCTGCCTGTTCTGTACGGGGAAATGCGCGTGGGGTCACGCGTGGTTTCTCAGGAGATCAGCACGGCAGACGAAGGGGACGGTGGTCAGGTTGTGGTGATTGGTCGCTGATGCAAAATGTTTTATGTGAAACCGCCTCCGGGCGGTTTTATCGTTTATGGAGCATGACGAATGGGTAAAGGCAGCAGTAAGGGGCATACCCCGCGCGAAGCGAAAGATAACCTGAAGTCCACGCAGCTGCTGAGTGTGATCGATGCCATCAGCGAAGGGCCGGTTGAAGGTCCGGTGGATGGATTAAAAAGCGTGCTGCTGAACAGTACGCCGGTGCTGGACAGTGAGGGGAATACCAATATATCCGGCGTCACGGTGGTGTTCCGGGCCGGTGAGCAGGAGCAGACACCGCCGGAGGGATTTGAATCCTCCGGCTCCGAGACGGTGCTCGGTACAGAAGTGAAATATGACACGCCGATCACCCGGACCATCACGTCGGCAAACATTGACCGTCTGCGTTTTACTTTCGGCGTGCAGGCACTGGTGGAAACCACCTCAAAGGGGGACAGGAATCCATCGGAAGTCCGCCTGCTGGTTCAGATACAACGTAACGGTGGCTGGGTGACGGAAAAAGACATCACCATTAAGGGTAAAACCACTTCACAGTATCTGGCCTCGGTGGTGGTGGATAACCTGCCGCCGCGCCCGTTTAATATCCGGATGCGCAGGATGACGCCGGACAGCACCACAGACCAGCTGCAGAACAAAACGCTCTGGTCGTCATACACCGAAATTATCGATGTGAAACAGTGCTACCCGAACACGGCACTGGTCGGCGTGCAGGTGGACTCGGAGCAGTTCGGCAGCCAGCAGGTGAGCCGTAATTATCATCTGCGCGGGCGTATTCTGCAGGTGCCGTCGAATTATAACCCGCAGACGCGGCAATACAGCGGTATCTGGGACGGAACGTTTAAACCGGCATACAGCAACAACCCGGCCTGGTGTCTGTGGGATATGCTGACCCATCCGCGCTACGGCATGGGGAAACGTCTTGGTGCGGTGGATGTGGATAAATGGGCGCTGTATCTTATCGGCCAGTACTGCGACCAGTCAGTGCCGGACGGCTTTGGCGGCACGGAGCCGCGCATCACCTGTAATGCCTGGCTGACCACACAGCGTAAGGCGTGGGATGTGCTCAGCGATTTCTGCTCGGCGATGCGCTGTATGCCGGTATGGAACGGGCAGACGCTGACGTTCGTGCAGGACCGACCGTCGGATAAGGTGTGGACCTATAACCGCAGTAATGTGGTGATGCCGGATGATGGCGCGCCGTTCCGCTACAGTTTCAGCGCCCTGAAAGACCGCCATAATGCCGTTGAGGTGAACTGGATTGACCCGGATAACGGCTGGGAGACGGCGACAGAGCTTGTGGAGGACACGCAGGCCATTCTCCGTTACGGTCGTAACGTCACGAAGATGGATGCCTTTGGCTGTACCAGCCGGGGGCAGGCACACCGCGCCGGGCTGTGGCTGATTAAAACGGAGCTGCTGGAGACGCAGACCGTGGACTTCAGCGTGGGTGCCGAAGGGCTTCGCCATGTACCGGGCGATGTCATTGAAATCTGCGATGATGACTATGCCGGTATCAGCACCGGCGGGCGCGTGCTGGCGGTGAACAGCCAGACCCGGACGCTGACGCTCGACCGTGAAATCACGCTGCCATCTTCCGGTACCACGCTGATAAGCCTGGTTGACGGGCAGGGGAGTCCGGTCAGCGTGGAGGTCCAGTCCGTCACCGACGGCGTGAAGGTGAAAGTGAGCCGTGTTCCTGACGGCGTTGCCGGATACAGCGTATGGGGGCTGAAGCTGCCGACGCTGCGCCAGCGCCTGTTCCGCTGCGTGAGTATCCGTGAGAACGATGACGGCACGTATGCCATCACCGCCGTGCAGCATGTACCGGAAAAAGAGGCCATCGTGGATAACGGGGCGCACTTTGACGGCGACCAGAGCGGCACGGTGAATGGTGTCACGCCGCCAGCGGTGCAGCACCTGACTGCCGAAGTCACCGCAGACAGCGGGGAATATCAGGTGCTGGCGCGCTGGGACACGCCGAAGGTGGTGAAGGGGGTGAGCTTCCTGCTCCGTCTGACCGTAACAGCGGACGACGGCAGTGAGCGGCTGGTCAGCACGGCCCGGACGACGGAAACCACATACCGCTTCAGGCAACTGGCGCTGGGGAACTACAGGCTGACAGTCCGGGCGGTAAATGCGTGGGGGCAGCAGGGCGATCCGGCGTCGGTATCGTTCCGGATTGCCGCACCGGCAGCACCGTCGAGGATTGAGCTGACGCCGGGCTATTTTCAGATAACCGCCACGCCGCATCTTGCCGTTTATGACCCGACGGTACAGTTTGAGTTCTGGTTCTCGGAAAAGCGGATTACCGATATCAGGAAGGTTGAAACCACAGCGCGCTATCTTGGTACGGCGCTGTACTGGATAGCCGCCAGTATCAATATCAAACCGGGCCATGATTATTACTTTTATATCCGCAGTGTGAACACCGTTGGCAAATCGGCATTCGTGGAGGCTGTTGGTCAGCCGAGTGATGATGCATCCGGCTATCTGGATTTTTTCAAAGGCGAGATAGGGAAAACCCATCTGGCTCAGGAGCTGTGGACGCAGATTGATAACGGTCAGCTTGCGCCTGACCTGGCTGAAATCAGGACGTCCATTACGGATGTCAGCAATGAAATCACACAGACCGTCAATAAGAAACTGGAAGACCAGAGTGCAGCGATCCAGCAGATACAGAAAGTTCAGGTTGATACAAATAATAACCTGAACAGCATGTGGGCTGTGAAGCTGCAGCAGATGCAGGACGGACGCCTTTATATTGCGGGTATCGGTGCCGGTATTGAGAACACCCCCGACGGCATGCAGAGTCAGGTGCTGCTGGCGGCAGACAGGATTGCGATGATTAATCCTGCGAATGGCAACACAAAGCCGATGTTTGTTGGTCAGGGCGATCAGATATTCATGAATGAAGTGTTCCTGAAACGCCTGACGGCCCCCACCATTACCAGCGGCGGTAATCCTCCGGCATTTTCCCTGACATCAGACGGGAGACTGACGGCGAAAAATGCGGATATCAGTGGCAGTGTGAATGCGAACTCAGGAACGCTCAACAATGTCACGATTAACCAGAACTGTACGATTAAGGGCATGCTGGAGGCGACCCAGGTCAGAGGAGATTTCGTTAAAGCTGTATCAAAAGCCTTCCCGAAAAAAGTCGGTACGTGGGGTAACACGGAAACACCAAACGGTACGGTTACAGTCACCATCAGCGATGATCATAACTTTGACCGCCAGATTATTATTCCGCCCATTATTTTTAACGGTATAGCGTATGACGATCCGGGGAGCGGAAATAACCCAGGAGGCACGCGATACACGGGTTATGGTTTTGAAGTTCGCAAAAACGGCGTATTAATCGCATCCAGAGAAACTAAAGGGGCCATTCCCGGTAGTTACAGTGCAGTTATTGATATGCCGAGTGGCAGGGGAAGCGTCACTCTGGAGTTTAAGATTTTCCAGAAAGGCAATCAGGGGGCAGGCAATATCACCGACTGTACGGTGATTGTGACCAAAAAAGCCGCTTCCGGCATCAGTATTCGTTGAAATATTTATAACCCCAATAAAGGGCGTCAGGAATGACGCCTTTTTTATTGCAGAAAAGCGAGAGGTAATTATGCGTAAAGTTTGTGCAGCAATTTTGTCCGCAGCCATTTGTCTGGCCGTATCCGGTGCGCCTGCATGGGCGTCTGAACATCAGTCCACGCTGAGCGCGGGGTATCTTCATGCCTCGACGAACGTCCCCGGCAGTGATGATCTGAACGGGATTAACGTGAAATACCGTTATGAGTTTACGGACACACTGGGGCTGGTGACGTCATTCAGCTATGCAGGAGACAAGAATCGCCAGCTGACCCGTTACAGCGATACCCGCTGGCATGAAGATTCCGTTCGTAACCGCTGGTTCAGCGTAATGGCGGGGCCGTCTGTGCGCGTAAATGAATGGTTCAGCGCGTATGCGATGGCGGGTGTAGCTTACAGCCGTGTGTCGACTTTCTCCGGGGATTATCTTCGCGTAACTGACAACAAGGGGAAAAAGCACGATGTGCTGACCGGAAGTGATGACGGTCGCCACAGCAACACGTCTCTGGCGTGGGGGGCTGGCGTGCAGTTTAACCCGACCGAATCCGTGGCCATTGATATTGCTTATGAAGGCTCCGGCAGTGGTGACTGGCGCACTGACGGTTTCATCGTGGGTGTCGGTTATAAATTCTGATTAGCCAGGTAACACAGTGTTATGACAGCCCGCCGGTTCAGGCGGGCTTTTTTGTGGGGTGAATATGGCAGTAAAGATTTCAGGTGTACTGAAAGACGGCACAGGAAAACCGGTACAGAACTGCACAATCCAGCTGAAAGCAAAACGTAACAGCACCACGGTGGTGGTGAACACGCTGGCCTCAGAAAATCCGGATGAAGCCGGGCGTTACAGCATGGACGTTGAGTACGGTCAGTACAGCGTTATTCTGTTGGTGGAAGGATTCCCGCCGTCACATGCTGGGACCATCACCGTGTATGAAGATTCCCGACCCGGTACGCTGAATGATTTTCTCGGAGCCATGTCGGAGGATGACGTCCGGCCGGAGGCACTGCGCCGTTTTGAACTGATGGTGGAAGAGGTGGCGCGTCACGCTGAGGAGGCGAAGAAGAATGCCGGAGAGGCGGAGACGTCAGCGAGGAATGCCGGCATATCAGCCAGTCAGGCAGAAGAGAGCGCGGCAAATGCTGACACTTCAGCAGGGGAGGCATCGGAGTCAGCCCGGCAGGCGGCAGAAAGTGCAGCCTCAGCAAAGCAGTCAGAGGATGCGTCCTCGTCCTCGGCTTCTGCGGCCGCTCAAAAAGCCAGTGAGTCATCACAAAGTGCAGCAGAAGCTGAATTGTCAAGAAAGACGGCAGAAAGTGCAGCCGGTAATGCAGCCAGGGATGCAACGACCGCAACAGAAAAAGCCCGGGAGTCAGCAGAAAGCGCACAGTCAGCGGAACAAAGCAGGATAGCGGCGGAAGAGGCCGTAAACCGAATCCCCACCGTGGTGGGACCTCCCGGGCCAAAGGGGGAACAGGGGCCCGCGGGTCCTCAGGGGCCGAAGGGTGATAAGGGAGAGCGCGGTGACACCGGCCCTGTCGGGGCAACCGGCGAACGGGGACCGGCAGGTGATGCTGGTCCGGCAGGCCCGCAGGGGCCGAAAGGTGACATGGGAGAGCGGGGAGAGACCGGTCTGACGGGAAATGCAGGTCCACAGGGTCCAAAGGGAGATACCGGTGCGGCAGGCCCGGCAGGCCCACAGGGACCGAAAGGAGAAACAGGTGTGGCTGGCCCGGTAGGGGCAACCGGACCTCAGGGGCCGAAGGGCGACCCGGGGGAGACGCAAATACGGTTCCGTCTGGGGCCGGGAAACATTATTGAGACAAACAGCCATGGCTGGTTCCCGGATACAGATGGCGCACTCATCACCGGACTGACCTTTCTTGACCCCAAAGATGCCACACAGGTTCAGGGGCTGTTTCAGCATTTGCAGGTCAGGTTTGGTGACGGGCCGTGGCAGGATGTTAAGGGGCTGGATGAAGTGGGCAGTGATACAGGCAGAACAGGAGAATGACATGAACGTACTAAAAAAACTTATGCAGCGTCTGTGCGGTTGCGGAAAGCATGATGACCGTGAAAACGGGGAGTTACTTACAGCACAGCTGCGACTGGGACCGGCAGACATTCTGGAGTCCGATGAGAATGGCATTATCCCGGAGCAGGACAGGGTAATCACGCAGGTGGTGATACTGGATGCGGATAAAAAGCAGATACAGTGCGTGGTAAGACCGCTGCAAATCCTGCGTGCTGACGGGAGGTGGGAAAATATTGGCGGAATGAAATAGCCGACAGCTTCACAAAAACCGGAGTCCGGCTCCGGTTTTTGTGTTGACATATAATACAGAAGTGTGTTACAGCTATTTAAGTCTGGAGTTCAAATTAAAACAGGGAGTTTTGTTATGCCATTTACATTTTATTTGTCGTCCGAGAATCAATTGTCAATACAAGATGTTGAAGTTTTGCAAAACGCAGCCAGAGCGAATGATACAGGGAATATTATAATAGGAGACAGGCAGCTTTCTGTTCGTTATCAGAGTGCTATGGACGCTTTTATTGTTAATCCTGTTCAGGGGGAGCTGTATTCAGGTCTTAATAATACTGCTTTGGATGATGTTCTCAGTCTGGCTGACGTTATTGAGAGTCGGTTGAATGGAGGAAGCTCATTTCTTGATGTATTCGACAGATATATGATACAAACAATGCAAACCATGATGAATGGTAATGAGGGCGATCTTGGATCGTTAGCGACTCGATTATCTTCAAGTGCTTTTTCGGTTTCTCCTGAGGATATATCCTGTATACCGGAGGCATTGCAGTGTCCGATTACATTGGCAATTCCAGAGCGTGGTGTTTTTCTTAGAAACTCCGAGGAATCCTCTGTGTGTAGTTTATATGATGAAAATGCTCTCTCTCGTATAATTAATGATGGGGGGCATCATCCATTAAGTAGGGAGCCAATAACAGCATCAATGATTGTAAAGTCTGAAGATTGTATTTTTGACGCCTCAAAGGGAAACTTCATTATAAAAGATAGTTAAAATATTTTAAATGAAATAATATTGACTTTCGATAGTTTATATGAAAACACCACAGGCATTCGGAGAGTGAAAAGCTTCCTGTGGTGATAAAAATATGATACGCGAGTTATTCTTCACAAGTCAGAAAGAAAGCAAGTAGACTGGCCCCCTGAATCTCCAGACAACCAGTATCACTTAAATAAGTGATAGTCTTAATACTAGTTTTTAGACTAGTCATTGGAGAACAGATGATTGATGTCTTAGGGCCGGAGAAACGCAGACGGCGTACCACACAGGAAAAGATCGCAATTGTTCAGCAGAGCTTTGAACCGGGGATGACGGTCTCCCTCGTTGCCCGGCAACATGGTGTAGCAGCCAGCCAGTTATTTCTCTGGCGTAAGCAATACCAGGAAGGAAGTCTTACTGCTGTCGCCGCCGGAGAACAGGTTGTTCCTGCCTCTGAACTTGCTGCCGCCATGAAGCAGATTAAAGAACTCCAGCGCCTGCTCGGCAAGAAAACGATGGAAAATGAACTCCTCAAAGAAGCCGTTGAATATGGACGGGCAAAAAAGTGGATAGCGCACGCGCCCTTATTGCCCGGGGATGGGGAGTAAGCTTAGTCAGCCGTTGTCTCCGGGTGTCGCGTGCGCAGTTGTACGTCATTCTCAGACGAACCGATGACTGGATGGATGGCCGCCGCAGTCGTCACACTGATGATACGGATGTGCTTCTCCGTATACACCATGTTATCGGAGAGCTGCCCACGTATGGTTATCGTCGGGTATGGGCGCTGCTTCGCAGACAGGCAGAACTTGATGGTATGCCTGCGATCAATGCCAAACGTGTTTACCGGATCATGCGCCAGAATGCGCTGTTGCTTGAGCGAAAACCTACTGTACCGCCATCGAAACGGGCACATACAGGCAGAGTGGCCGTGAAAGAAAGCAATCAGCGATGGTGCTCTGACGGGTTCGAGTTCTGCTGTGATAACGGAGAGAGACTGCGTGTCACGTTCGCGCTGGACTGCTGTGATCGTGAGGCACTGCACTGGGCGGTGACTACCGGCGGCTTCAACAGTGAAACAGTACAGGACGTCATGCTGGGAGCGGTGGAACGCCGCTTCGGCAACGATCTTCCGTCGTCTCCAGTGGAGTGGCTGACGGATAATGGTTCATGCTACCGGGCTAATGAAACACGCCAGTTCGCCCGGATGTTGGGACTTGAACCGAAGAACACGGCGGTGCGGAGTCCGGAGAGTAACGGAATAGCAGAGAGCTTCGTGAAAACGATAAAGCGTGACTACATCAGTATCATGCCCAAACCAGACGGGTTAACGGCAGCAAAGAACCTTGCAGAGGCGTTCGAGCATTATAACGAATGGCATCCGCATAGTGCGCTGGGTTATCGCTCGCCACGGGAATATCTGCGGCAGTGGGCTTGTAATGGGTTAAGTGATAACAGATGTCTGGAAATATAGGGGCAAATCCAGCAAGCAATGAAGGTAAGTAGTATTATATCTCAAAATACAGGACACTCTTTAGTGTCTCATCGTTCTGAATTTCAGCACGTAATGACTGAAATACGTAATAATCCTGTAAAATTTCTGGAAGAGAATTTAATTCTTAATCCACAGTGCTATGCCCATCATGATGAGACATCTTTAATTACAGTTAATATTACAAGAGAGGATGGCTTGTTAAGACTAAAAGAAACGGAAGATGATATGGCTGGTAGTGATTATATTCTGTTTACAGGTATGCGTGATACTTATAGTCCGGAACGTTTTGATGCGCCTGCAGTTATAAGCTTGGGTAATCAGTGTATAAGCCTCCGGCGAAAGGATATTTCTCAAACTATCCAGCAAAGTTCATCGTTATGGCTAACCAATCAGCAAAGCGGCTGTAGTGTTCTTATTGTCCGCCATGGATTATCAGAATCTGGAGAGCAGCAGTATTCAATGATACATATGCGCCCAAGAGATGGTAACGATTTCATAGATGAACTTACGCCAGAGCTTTATGCTAATACTCAGGAGGTTTTGCTGGAGAGGGATATTCAGCGCACACTTGATAACACCTTTCCCAATGAACATCCGGAGGCCTTTATTTTGATTCCTTCGGCGGAAAAATTTATTGTAGATGGCAATTGCATTCAACTGATTGGTATTGGTAATGAGCAGGGGGAGTTTGATTTTTACAGGCAAATTTATCCAGTGACAGGTGGAGAGCACCAGGTTGAAGCCTTGATGTGGACGCATTTGCCTGCATGAAAACGTTTAGGAGCATTTTTTGTGGGTTATATCAGTCCATGACTTTTGCGACAGTTTCTTTAGATCTGGAATATCAAGTGGAACGGCACAGCCTGGGTGAAAGATGCAGAAGCAGAAAAACTATTCCGGATCCGGGAAGCGGAAGAAACAAAAAACAGCTTGATGCAGGTAGCCAGTGAGCATATAGCGCCGCTTCAGGATGCTGTAGATCTGGAGATCGCAACGGAGGAAGAAAACTCGTTGCTGGAAGCCTGGAAGAAGTATCGGGTGTTGCTGAACCGTGTTGATACATCAACTGCACCTGATATTGAGTGGCCGGAAGAACCAGACACAATGTAAGCGAAAAAGAAAAACCGCAGACACGACGTATGCAGGACGTGCTGCGGTTGGCTGGTGAACTTTCGATAGTGCGAGTATTGAATGATTTCCAGCCGTTACCGATTTTACGTGTTTATTAGTGAACAAACCACTCGTCAGCAGACTCCCAGGTATCTTTCAGAGTCTCCTGAACAAATGTTTTTGCAGAATCTTTATCTGCGGTGCGTGTAACAGAAAGCCCATCGTTGCTGGTGGCTTTTACGATCACCTCTACATCGTCATAACGTTTACTGATGCGTCGGGTTAATTCTTCCTTTAACGCATCCACAGCACCGTTTGGCATTTTAGTCATTTTTTCTTTGGCTATGCAGATCTCAATACGCATAAAAGTCCCTCTATACTGTGTTTGTATACAGTATTATTTTTAACTGTATGGATAAACAGTGTCAAGAGGTCTTATTTCTGCTCCTTTGGAGCTCTTCAAAACGATTATGTAAAGATTTCGGATACAGTTCGGTATATACCTGCCATAGCACGTTTAATGAACGATGCCCTGTAACCTGAGCGTAACCGGCTCATTTAAACCGTCTGGTCTGTTTCCTCCGGCTCTACAAAAATAATGTCCATCATTTTTAATGGACACTAT